ATGAACTTCTGGAAAAAAACTGGATGGAAAGAGGGGGATGTGTTAGAATGGATTCCTAATGATGATGGTTCGTTTACTTTGGTGAAAAAAGAACATGCGTGATGAATTTCTCTGGGTTGAAAAGTATCGACCCAAAACAATTGAAGATTGTATTTTACCAACAAATATTAAGAAGACCTTCCAAGACTTCCTAGATAAAGGTGAAGTACCTAACTTACTTCTGGCTGGGCCTGCTGGATGTGGTAAAACCACTGTCGCTAAAGCACTGTGTAATGAACTTGGAGTAGATGTTTATGTCATCAACGGATCCGATGAAGGGAGATTCCTCGATACCGTCAGAAATACTGCGAAGAATTTCGCTTCGACCGTCTCGCTTCAAGCAACTGGCAAACACAAAGTCATCATTATTGATGAAGCAGATAACACAACGAACGACGTACAACTCCTCCTACGGGCGTTTATTGAGGAATTTAGTGGCAACTGCAGATTCATCTTCACCTGTAACTTCAAAAATCGCTTGGTCGAGCCACTCCACTCCCGCTGCGCGTGTATTGACTTTTCCACCAATTCCAAAAACAAACCCCAACTCGCAGCAAAGTTCTTCCAAAGGATCCAAGAAATCTTGGCTACAGAAGGTGTTGAATATGATAACAAGGTCCTGGTAGAACTGATTAATAAACATTTCCCAGATTGGCGTCGTGTTCTTAATGAGTGTCAACGTTATGCTGCTAGTGGTAAGATTGACTCTGGTATTCTTGCACATTTCTCGGATGTAAAAGTAAATGACTTGGTTAAGAAACTTAAGGAAAAAGATTTTCCCGAAGTACGTAAATGGGTTGTCAATAATCTGGACAATGATTCTACTTTCCTTCTGCGTCGTATTTACGATGCTTGTTATGATTCCATGGTTCCGAGTAGTATTCCTGCTGCTGTGCTTACTCTCGCTAAGTATCAGTATCAAATGGCATTTGTGGCAGATCAAGAGATAAACATGCTTGCATGTCTTACTGAAATCATGGTAGAGTGTGAATTCAAATGATGGACAAGAACGAGCTAGAGGAACTTAGATATGATGTAGCACATTATCTGCTCAGTAAAATGAGTAAGGGTTCTCAGTTTCAATATGCTCTAGATCGTATGCTTCAACTTTGTGATTCCTATGATGAAGAAGGATTGAAAGAGATTCTTTCCGAATCAAAAACAGATATGAAAAATCATCTTAAAAAGAAAAAGTCTAGGGGTGGGGGATTTTAAATGAGCGAAAAAATTGTATGGACACAAAAACCTCTAATTTCTGACAGAGATTGTATTCTTCTTTGCCTGAAGAATGCTCCCTGTGGAACTGATAAAAAACAAGTTGAACGATTAATCAAGGAGTTTGAAACATGAGAAGAGAGGATCTTATGCATTTGAAAATGCAAGCCGCAATAAGGGAACATAATATTCCGGAAACGGATATTAAATACCTTGGGCCTGGAGAGGGAACTCACTGGTATCGTATTGCTAACAAGCATAGTGTACCTGTACATATGATTGAAGAATTTGAAAGAGTGGATGAAGAAGAATGAAAGAAAAACAACCTAAAGAAAAACAACCTAAAGAAAAACAACCTAAAGAGAAACAACGTAATCAAGTTAAATCCAGATTCTATTATATTTTCTGGGGAACTGCTACAATAGCAGTTGTTTTGGGACAACTTTATGTTGGCACTGGATATCGTGTTCTGCACGGTGGTCTACAAGAATTACTTAATCGAGTTGATGGAGTTCTGCTCCACAAGGGTCAAAACAATTATGGGGACTTTCTGTGATTGTATCTGAACTTGATGCTTCATGGGCTGCTGATGAGTTTATCAATTACTTTGAGAACTTCACGTCCATTGAAGACTACCTTCGTTATGTAAAAAAAGAACTAGTCACTCAAACTAGTCAACTCATTCCTTTGCAGGATGAATTTTTTAATGTGGATATCCATCCTGAGGAGATGGAGTTTGACATCAAGTTTGTTGGCAATCGTTTTTCTAATTCAGTACCTCAAGAACACTATCGTAATCTTTTGGCAGCAGTGTCTTCTCATAACAATGAGAGTAACATTCCTGGCAGAGAATTGCGTTGGATGGTATTTGAAAAGAAAACTCAAACTGTAGTTGGATTTATTCGTTTCGGATCTCCAACTATTAATTCAAGACCTAGAAACTTATGGCTTGGCAAAGCACCTAACTTGTCTGTGTTCAATCGCCATGCAGCAATGGGATTTGTAATCGTTCCATCTCAACCATTTGGATATAATTATCTTGGTGGTAAACTTCTGGCATTGATGTGTGTCTCTCACTTTGCTCGTGAGACTCTGAACGAGGTCTTTGAGAAAGACATCGCACTGTTTGAAACCACATCACTGTATGGGTCTACCACCTCAGCGTCTCAGTATGATGGTCTGAAACCCTTCATGCGGTACAAGGGCCTGACTGATAGCAAGTTCCTACCTCTTCTGCATGATGAGGTCTTCCACCGCCTTCACGACCGTTTTACGGCGCTCAACAACAACACTCCGTTGACCGACAATAAGGCATCTTCCAAGAAGATGAAGCGACAGTCTAAGATGATTCGTATCATCAAAAACTCTTTGCAAGACAAGGAGAAACTAGAGCACTTCAATGCTGTGATTGATATGGCATTTGGACTCACTCAGAAGAAGAGATTCTATATCTCAGATTATGGATATTCAAATGTCCGTGAAGTAATAATGGAAGAACAAGATAAGTTGGTTCGTGGTCCTAACTGGGACAAGTTTTATCTAGAGAATATTATTGCCTGGTGGAAGAAGAAAGCAGGTAAGCGATATGAAAAACTCAAGCAAGAAGATAGGTTCAGAACAAAGGTTGAACTCTGGACAGAAGATGATGACATTCAAATTATTAGATAATGGAACTCAAAGATTGGCTCAATTCGATTAACTTCAATAAAGAAGATCTATCTGAACACATTAAGGATTACCCACCATATATTGTGAATAGATGTCTGTCGGGACACTTAGATTGTGTAATGTTTGCTAATGAAATGAATAAGTATCCTCAACTTGATAAGGATATGCAATATTCCTTTTTCCTAAATACTTTGAGGAAAAAAAAGAGATTCTCTCCTTGGCTCCGAAAGGATAAAGTCCAGGATATAGAATGTGTCAAACAATACTATGGATATAGTAATGAGAAGGCATCTCAAGCTCTAAAAATTCTTACACAAGAACAACTTAATTTTATTAAAAAACGACTTGACGTTGGAGGATCTAAATGACTGCCACTGTGGAACCCACTTTTGAATGGTCGCAAAACAAAATGCTTGAGGTAGTTCTCAATGAACCTGATGATTTTCTTAAAGTTCGTGAGACTCTAACCCGCATCGGAGTTGCATCACGGAAAGAAAAAAAACTTTATCAATCTTGTCATATTTTACATAAGCAAGGTAGATACTATATTGTTCACTTTAAAGAATTATTTGCTCTAGATGGAAAAAGAGCAAACCTGACCATTAATGATGTTCAACGTCGCAATCGTATTGCTCGTTTATTATCTGATTGGGGATTGATTTCCATCACTAGAGAAGATGACACTCTTGATATCGCACCGTTAAATCAGATCAAAGTGTTATCATATAAAGACAAAGGTGAGTGGATTCTTGAACAAAAATACAACATTGGCAAGAAGAAAGCTGCTGTAGAACAATAAATAAATCGTCGCCTTTCGTGCGCGACACGCTACATACGGAATATACGCTACTAACAGGGGGGTTACCAACACCCCCTTTTTTATGTCTTTATGATTAAATAGTAGTGGATGCCGAAAGGGTCCACACAATACAAACTCGCTTTTAAAGGAGCTAAAACCATGGGAGAAATTACCCAGTATCATGCTGCGGATTTGCCAGCCTTGCTAGATCGCATAAATAGGCATAGTATTGGTATGGATGAATACCTTAATCGTCTGTTTAATCAGAGAGAAACGACGACTAATTATCCACCATTTAATTTAGTTCAGGTCAGCAACGTAGAATCAAGACTTGAACTCGCACTCGCAGGATTTAAAAAAGAAGAAGTAAATGTCTACACAGAGTACGGAAAACTCTTCGTCGAAGGAAAGAAAGACGAAAAAGAAACAGAAACAACATATGTCCATAGAGGAGTGGCTCAACGATCTTTCACCA